GGGTAACAAACTCTCTACAATCTCAGCACAAAAGAACGTGATGGCTGATGTTGTTGTCACTGAATCATTCCCTAGTTTTGGTATCTATGACCTAAACGAATTCTTGGGTGCGATGTCTTTGTTCGAAGATCCTGAATTGACTTTCAGCGACGATCGTAAGTATGTGACCATCTCTGAAAATGGTCATGGTGGCATTCGTTACTTTGCCGCAGAGTCCAGCGTATTGACTGCGCCATCCAAGGAAATTACTTTCCCAGCGCATGAGATCGAATTTAATATGTCTTCCAATATGCTAAATATGATTCAGAAGACTGCTTCTGTTCTCCGTGCAGCTGACGTATCTATCGTTGGTGATGGTTCGAACATTACAGTCGTTGTTGGTGACAAGAAGAACGCCACTGGTAACTCTTACAGCGCAAGCGTAGGAACTACTGATAAAACATTTAAAGTGAACCTAAAAGTAGAGAATCTTAAAATGCTTCCTGGAGATTACACTGTAAGTATTTCCAGCAAGAAAATTTCTCGCTTTAAAGGTACTGGCGATTTAGTTTATTACGTAGCAGTAGAGGCAGATTCTTCATTCGATTTCTAAGGATAGAATGAAAAAAATTATTGTACTTGGTGCAGGAACAGCAGGGTTGATCTCTGCTCTTGTTCTTAAATCTACATTCCCAAAATACAAAATCTCAGTTATTGAATCAGGTGCTATTGGCATCATTGGTGTAGGTGAAGGTTCAACCGAACATTGGAAGACCTTCACTGACTATTGTGGTATCAATACCAACAGATTGATTCGAGAGACAGATGGTGCTCTTAAGAAGGGTATCAAATTTGAGAATTGGAATGGTGATGGTAAATCATACTTCCACTCACTATCTCCCCCATTCTTTGATGAATTCACAGATATGGGACAGCGTCTAAACTTCACTAAGTCTATGGTGTTTAAGGGTATCCCTACACAAGACATTTTGTTGGAGACTAACTTCATCCAACAACAATCTGGAATTCAATCTACTAATCAATATCATTTCAACACATTCAAGTTGAATAAATTTTTACACGATGTTTGTAAAGAGAAGGGAATTGATTTCACTGATGCACCGATTAGTGATGTAGCATTCCTACCGAATGGTGATGTTTCTAAATTAATAGATGAAGCAGGTAATGATTATATCGCAGACATATTCATTGACAGTACTGGATTTAAGAGAGTGATCTCTTCCAAGCAGGGTGCTAAGTGGGTTTCATATAAGAAATACCTGCCAATGAATCATGCGCTCGCATTCCCGACTGATGATGTTTCTGATCTAAAACCATACACTCTATCACGTGCTCTATCTTCTGGTTGGAATTGGAGAATCTCAACACAAAGTAGATACGGTAATGGTTATGTATTCTGCGATGAGTTTATTGATTCGACTAAAGCACATGAAGAGATCCAGTCATTCTATACTGAAGAAGTTAAAGTTGCTAAGGATATCAAATTTGAAGCAGGTCGTGTAGATAAATTCTGGATCGACAACTGCATCTCTGTTGGTCTATCTGCATCATTTGTTGAACCTCTTGAGGCTTCTAGTATTGGTAATTCTATTCTGCAAGCATTCGGCATCGCAAAGATGTTACCTCTATGGGAACTTGACCGCAAATACGCAGAGAAGTATAATAGTGACTTCACTAGATCTTTTGATAACATCGTTGACTTTGTTCAGTTACATTATATGACCAAGAGAAACGATACATTATTCTGGAAAACTTTGCCTGAGATGATGACAAAGACTGACTTCATTAAAGAACATTTGGAAGTCTTTAAAAAGACTCTACCGAATCAGTCTCTTTTTATGGGTGAGTACAATATGTTCCAGTCTCCCAACTGGGCACAGGTGATGAATGGATTGGAACTCTTAGACACAAAGCATATTAGTGATAAACTAATCAAAGTTAGTGGAGAGGAAGTTTTGAAAGAATCTTATGGAAGATATAATCAATATCTGAATGAGGTGCAAAAATCATCTTACCTCGATCATAAAGTGCTCTTAGAACAAAATAAGATTGTAGTGAAACTTGATAGGCAATAACTTGAAGGAATTATATTATGACACATTTGAGAAAAGAGAACGCAGAAGTTGCAGTTGTTACACGTAAGATCTGTCCAGAACTTTGGGTGACAACTTTAGATGGAACTTTATCCAGAGCAACTTCTTGGTGTTCTTGCTGTAAAAAAGAACTACCCAAAAATCATTTTTATCTTAAATCATATGATGATCAAAAACATCCCAATGATGTAAGAGATAAATGTATTCCTTGTTTTGATAAACAGAATGAAACCTCACGTAATAAAAGAACTTTTTTAAAAACCCAAAAAGAAGTTGGTGAGTTGATTAAGTATTTTGATATAGAGGTAGTTTAATTATGATTGAATCTCGTGATGACCAGTTTCTGTGGGTTGAAAAGTATCGCCCACAGACTATTGATGAGTGTGTGCTTCCTGAAGCACTAAAGAATACTTTTAAAGAGTATATCGCCAAAGGTGAACTTCCTACATTCCTGTTCTCTGGAACAGCAGGTGTAGGTAAAACTACTGTAGCAAAAGCATTGTGTAATGAAGTTGGTGCTGAGTATCTAATGATCAACGGATCCGATGAGGGTCGTTTGTTGGAAACTCTGCGAGTTGCCATTACTGGATTCGCCACTACTGTTTCGCTAACCAATGCGAAGAAGGTAGTCATTATCGATGAAGCAGACTATATGAAAGCAGACACTGTTCAACCAGCACTGCGTTCATTTATCGAAGAATTTAGTAACAACTGTCGTTTCATCTTCACTTGTAACTACAAAAATCGTATTATTGAACCACTCCACAGTCGTTGTTCAGTTATCGATTTCAAGATCGAACCTAAAGACAAGCAAGAACTTGCTGCAACTTTCTTTAAGCGTGCAACTCAGATTCTTAAGAAAGAGAACATTGAGTTTGACCCTAAGGTTGTTGCCGAACTTATCACAAAACACTTTCCTGACTATCGTCGTATTCTAAACGAACTACAACGCTATTCAGTTTCTGGTAAGATCGACTCTGGCATCCTAGTGAATGTGAGCCAAGAATCCTATAAAGACCTAGTCAAATTTCTAAAGGAAAAGGACTTCACTAACGCACGTAAATGGGTTGGTAAGAACTCTGATTCAGATGCAGTTGCTTTGTTTAGAGAGTTGTATGACAACTCTGTAGGGTATCTGGATCAAGGTAGCATCCCTGCGCTTGTTTTGATTCTGGCTAAATATCAGTATCAAGGTGCTTTCGTGGCTGACCATCAGCTAAATATAATGGCAGCACTCACCGAAATTATGGTTGAGTGTAAATTTAAGTGAGGAACTTATGGAACACATATTGTATGTCTTTCTAGTTTTTGCAGTAGGTTTTTTGGTTGGTTGGAATGAACGTGAGAAGTGGGCATCTAGAAAGGTAGATGCGCTTTTAGATATGTTCAACAAAGAAGTTGAAAAGCAGGTAGAAGAATCTAGAATAGATATTAAGATAGAAAAACATAATGATGTTTATTATGTTTTCAATAAACATACTGATGACTTTATGGCACAGGCATCTACTAGAAAAGAATTAGAAGATGCGCTTGCAGCAAGATTTTCTGGTAAGCGTTTCTATGCTGATGTAGATAATCTAAAGGAAGTGGGATTGAAATGAAATATTATCAAAAAGATGCAAGATCTGCATCAATAGAAAAACTATTTACTGATGACTATATGGTTACCTTCAATGATGATGAAGTGCATACTAATCAGTTTGAGACATTTCATTCAGAACAAAAAGCGATTGATGCTGCAGAACGCTGGATTCTAAAACAATACGAACCGATTTAAGGATAAGATATGGCAGATATCGACCACACAGTAGAAGATAACATGCATACTGTTTATCAGGGTGCAGGAAGAACTGCAATCGTTAATAAAGCAGATA